CCTTATATCGGACTTCAAGTCGTCGATGTCGGTATTGATTTGTTCTCTACAATCTTCGATAAGATCGCCCAAGGTCTCGGTTTGATTTAGTTCTAAATCGGCTTCGTTTTCTCTTTCGAAGTTAAGAGCGTTTGTTGCCTCTATCCTCTCCGCTTTCTTTACTTTAATGGTGGCTAACTTTGCCTCTATTTCAGCCTGCGCAGCAGGATTAGAAAACAAATCAGCCAAGGGCGTCAATTGTTTTGCGTTGCCAGATGCAATAAAGTCAACAGACAAGCCGACTCCATCGTAGCCATTGAATTCAAATTGATGCTTAAATAGACTAAGATTAAATATTTCTCTTTGGGCTCTAATCGCTTCTCTCCATCTTCTCCAAGCCGCATCGGAGCCAACAAATCCAGGTGGCTTGGGGGCAGTAGCGCTTAGGGCATATCCAATTTCGACTTTTATCCTGCACTCGACTTCCGATGTGACTAATTCAGTATTACCTGAGAGGCTATCGCCAGGGTTAATCTTGATCAAATCAATCCACGAAACTCCATCTTTCAGCGATGCGGCATTTCTTCTGAGATCTTCGTAAGAACTAATGTTGGCAGCAGCAGCGGCGTCGGGCGTTGATGGATCAACTGCCGAGGCGGAGAGATGGGTGATTCGCTCTTGGATTGCATTGATAGCTGGGGATGCTCTTACTGATGTTCTAGTGAAATACGAACTTATGTCTCTTGCGAACAACTTGATGTTAAACTTTATATTTGTATTTATCTCTGCTGGATTTCCTCCAAGCTTCGTAAACTCCACACTTTTTATAACAGGAAGTTCAATCGTCTTTCTCGTACCTCCAGCTTCGGCTTCAATTCTACCCTGTGGTAGTTGATAAGCGAATTCTTTATCGCCAATTGAGTATAATTTAGATACCTTTATTTCAGGAGTTAGTATTTGGAGCAGTTCTTCTGGTAGTTCTAAGAAGTTTACCGCGTTTGGTTTGATATTCTTTGATATTATAGGTCCACTGGTGGAATAGCTTTGCGTCCTCGTAACAGCGGGCTGAAGATGAACCAGAGCCCTCGTCCGCTGAAAGACTCCATCAGTTCGAGCTTCCGACAATAAATACGCTTGGGCGATTTTTGCGTCTTCTAAATCCACTATAGATATTCCAAGTATTTTTCTAAGGGAAGGGGAATTCTAACGATGTCTCCCAATTTTACATGTCCATCTGTCGGCTTATTGTTATAGAGAGCTATAGCCCACCAATATCGAGGGAGTCCATAGTATTTCTCTGCCAACTTATAATATCTATCTCCAGTCTTCCAAATATGCTCAACTTCGGATATAGATGGGCGCTGTTCGGCTGTTAGTCTCACCATGCTTGGGGTTGAATACTGACTGATTTGCGTCACCTTCTTTCGACGAAGGACATCCTCATAACCCTTCTTATTGTTGATGAATGTAAATCTTCTTGTAAATCTTTTTGCGTTTGTCGGCATTAGTCCTCTTCGTCCTTGTTGATAAATAGTTGTTATTTAGCTTTATTGCTTAATCGCCCTCGGCGACATTAGCTAAGGGCAATACAAGATCTTGATTGACAACGGCGGCTACCTCGCCATTGACAATAACTGAGCGCTGTCTCTCATCTTCGATGTTCGCTTGCCGCTGTGCCCGAATTGCGTCGGCAGTAGGGTTCCTATTGTTGGGAATGTCGTGGCGTCGTGTCACAACTCTTGGAGGTGTGCGTTTGGCGGCTGTGGTGTCCATATATTCCTGAACATCTGTCTCTCCTGTCCCGTGTGGCCAATCCCTTTTCCTATTCTCTGCCCAGCGCAATGGCTCTCCGACTCTATTTGGACCTCCGAACCCTAAGATACTATCGTGAACAATGGTGAATCCAATATCAATGTTTATTGCTCTCGGCGCTGTGCTCGCGTAGGCGTCAGTGGCACCAGTAGTCACATCGGATGCACCATTTATAGGATCATAATCAAAGACTCCTGCGTCCATATCCATCTGAAAGGTAAACTTGTTAATGAATGCCCTTTCGTCTCGTATCAATCCTCCAAAATCAATCGTGAACTCTTTATGTCCTGCAAATATAGTGTGAGTGTTCCTCCCTCTCTCTCCATCACTATTAGTGTTTGTCATTCTATATCTTCCATACACTGTTTTAGCTAAGTGTTCGCAAATAGCGATGTTGCTTTCTGCCTCTTGAACAGTAAGAGCAGGGAGGGTGAACGACATACCAATCTGTCTCTCCGTTCCACCATAGTTATGTATTGGGTTTATTCGTCCGTGCGATAAGTCTTCTGATTTCCATCTCGATTTGAACGATTCGTTGAATGCCGTCGGAAACATAAAGAATCGCAAGTTTAATCCCTCGCCGAGGACGCCGTTGATTTCAGAAGGTATCTCGACTATTTGAAGTGGGGGATAGAGCGCTTCGCCTATTATTCCGAGAGTTGCTGCTTGAGACAATAGACGAACAGGTGGTTCTGGAGCAGGTATTATTGCCGCGCCTCGGTAATGTTCTCCGAAGTCTTCACTGGAATCTCCTTCTTGAACATAATCCTCTTCACTAGACGAAATTCGTCTGCCGTCCATTCCCATTCCTCTCGCATCGTTACTAGCCATAACTCATTGCCCTCCGTATGATGGATAATTGATATGGAGTGGGCTCGTTATATCAAATGACAAATCCCCATGAGACTCGTGTGGCAAGAAGTCAGATATTCCCTCTGATACTATTTCGTCATCGTTTGACATAGCTCGCCCCCCTTCACTGTCCAGTGCCAGATGAGCCTGAATAATGATATGATGGATAGTTTTCGGGAAACGGGCTCGCTCTGAGCTTGTCACTTCTATCAACTTCAATGACTACTTTAGCGTCGATATTTAGCTCTAAGCTTTGCGGGTATATTTCCTTGCGAGAGCGATTTAATGCTGCCACCCCTTCGTTAGCGTTTATAATTCCGTCATCAAATTTGATTCCATAATCAAGTCCTTCGATAACACATGTGAGTGCCTTGTTTTTCGACGATTGTATCAAAGTCTCCATGTGAATGTCTATAAATGGTTTTCCTTCGAAGTTTCCGTCCACGGACACGGTTGGATATAACATTTGTATTAGGAGATTGACGCATTGTCTATTATGTCTTGCAGCAGCCAAAGATCCATTGAGCACCGTTAAGGTGAATGATATCCTCCTATCTGTCTTTTTAAGAGTTATGATTGGATCATGCATACTCGCACCGTGTGTCTGTCCGAATGATGGCGTGTGCGTATCTGAGAAACTTGAGATTATAGCAGGAAAAGTAACTTTATGCCCTGTTGGTTGGTGCTTAAACGATATGTGATACCAATGGTTTGATGAGAAAGTTACTGCCGAATCGTTGTCTCGCCGATAGGGACGCATGTCTGCTGGAGCCGTCATGCTAATTTAAGCCTTATTGGTGCCGAGCCTTCTTCTCCGAGGTGCTGATTTATTACTCTTCCGAATTCTTGTTTATCAACTTGCATAACGAAATCTCCGCTACTTCCAAGTTTGGTTATCATAGTGTCCATCTTGGCACCGAGGGCTCTGACTGCTGCTACGACTTGAGCGTTGTCACCTCCGCCTCCTGCTCCTTGTTCAGCCAAGGCTGTCATCGTAGTATTGTTTACCACGGCAGAGTTTGGAGGGGGAACGAGAAGCTCTGGACCTTCCTCTCCAACGAGAGCCATTCGTCCAGATGTCCTATCGGTTCCTTCGGCGTGCTTGTCTGCGGTGGCAGCTTTGAGAGCCACCATTGCAGCGCCAGCAGCAACGGCAGATCCAGCGAGTAATGCCCACGCGGCTGGTCCACCGAGGGCTTTTTTAGCTGCCTCGGCTGCGGCTTCTGCCCAAGTAGCATATGCAGCTTTTTTCTTCCAAGCCACAAGAGCTTTCATAGCTGTTACAAACTTGTATATACCTGCCGTGGCGAATACAAATGCTATTATATCTCCAAGGCTTATAAAACTGTCTCGCATAGCCTGCAATATTGAATTTACCTTTTGAAATCCTGTTACCATGGCGTCAATCATTGGCGTTATTGCGATAGCAAACTGTTGAGCGAACAATGTCATCTCTTGCCATAAGTCTCGTCCTGCTTTCATTGATTCATCTAATGACTCTGCTCTTGCCTTTTCTTCTGCTGTCATATTCTTCTGATTCATCAAGTGATTCATCTCTTCCATATTCATTCCAGCGGCATTGGCTACCGCTTCTTTCTGGAAAGTGTTGAGAGAATCCCAGTCTCCGATTGAATCGGAGAGGGCTCCTGACATATATTCTATAACAGCTTCTGGACCTTCGAGTTGCGACTCAAGTAATCCCATTGTGCTGAATAGCTGTGTTCCAAGAACGGCGTTTAGATTTCCTGCTGCGGTTGCTGCTGAATCAAATGTTCTATAGTTTCCTGCGATGCTTATAAGCTCTCCGACTTCAAGTCCTGTTCTTTGAGCCTGTTTCTCCAAGTCAAAGAACATATCAACTGCATCCTCGCCATATGATGCTAACTGAGGCAGCGCTGCGTTCAACTCGGACATAACTTGTCCGACATCCTTTCCGAGAGTCTGCGCCAACTCCATTGCTTCTTCTTGCATTCCTGTGGCGGCTCTGGTGGACATTCCGAAGCCTCTTGTCATTGTTTGAAGAATTCCAGCGGTGTCTGCGACAGAGACACCTACTTTGGCGAATTGCGCTCCGAGTTCGCCGAGCCTCATTCTTTCAGATTCTGCCATGACGCCGAAGCCTGAGAGGTTGCCCATTAGGGCTCCGTATGATTCTCCCATTTCTGCGGTAGAGATGCCATTGGCGATGTTGGATTGTTGCAGTGCGACAAGTTCTTTATCGTATGCGCCTGCTGCGCCTGTTGACTTATTGAATGCTGCCGTGGCTTGATCGTTGGCTTTCGCCATAGCGAATGTTGACTCCATCATCTTTCTTGCAATAGAGACGCCGACATTGAGAGCGGTGAAAGTCTTTTTGAAAGTCTTGTACATCGCTACAGCGGCTTCCTCTGTGCCAGCTTGAGTCTGCGTTAGCTTGAAGAAGGAGCCGACAAGAGTATCGGAAGCATCCGTAACGCCTGTGAATGTCTTTATCGTTCTGCCGAGGGCGTTGGAGAAGTCGTCTTGTGATTTCTTGGCGGCGGTTTGAGCTTCGGTGAGGGATTTTAATTCCTCTATTTGCTTTTCCGTCTCCTTAGATAGTGAAGCCCTGTGGGTTGCTTCTTGCTTAAATGCCGCTGCTAACCTCTCAGAACTCTCTGCGAGTTTGACATTAATCTCTAATATCTTTTCCTTTTCAGCACCTTCGGCAACTAACTGAGCTTGCTTCGCCTCTAATAGTTCCCTCTCTTGTTTTGCAGACTCTTGCTCTTTTGTTAAAGCCACTCTTAGTTACCCCCTACTTGAATGGCCAAACGATGCCAGTATCTGATTCGAAGTTCTTAATCGATCTATCCAATTGAGCTTTTGACTTGTTTACACCTGGCTTATCAAGTCCGTATTTCTTCATTGCTTTGAGATATTTCGCCTCGTGTCCAAGTGCTTTCTGGAAAGAGTTTATCTGCTTCTTGGTGCCTGTTACGCTCACGGGGATGTTTGATCCTCCGAACATACCTGCCATAATTGTTTCGATTGCTCCACCGAACATTGCGAGCCAACTCTCGTTAAGAGTGCCCTCTGCTTTAGCGTTCAGGTTGATTTCGAGTGGAACCAAATCGTTATCTTTATTCATTCTATGCCCTCCGCATAAAGTCGTTGCTTTATAAATAGTCTCTTATAAAAAGAAAACGGGCAATAATGCCCGCTTCTTGTTATCATTTTTTGCTCTGTGCCTTCTTTACCGCTTCGTTCTCGTCCTCGAACTGCTTTGATAGGCGTCGGACGAACCAGTTCCTTAGTTGGACTGGGAGATTGTATGCCTCAATGAAGCTCCAGCCTCCGTGATGTTTTAGATAGAAGAACTGTTCGTAAACGCTCTCCATGTACTCACTGTTTAGGCCAAAAAAACTCCGCAGTAAACGGCACCTCCACGTCGGCAACTGCACCGCAGGATGAACACTCACAAGATTGAGTCATATCGACGTTTGGCGAAACGACTTGAACACAGGCTCTAATGTGTCTTGCGTCTTGTGCTGGCATGTTGTCGATGAAGTTATTAACTTCTGTCCTATCTGTGACGCCATTTACTGATACGACGAGGATTTTTAGCAAGTCGGTTGACACAGAGTCGGCAAGTTTGTGCTTCGCCTTCTTAGCGGAGGTTTGCATAGCGTTCTTCTCGTCTTGAGCAGTGTAAAGACGGAACTCTGCGGTGTATCCCGTTCTTGGCAAGACTGCTGTGAAAGTTCCGTTGTCAGTCGCCGCTACGCCGCTGTCGCTATTCTCGTCGGGCTGAATGCCCTCGTTATTTTCAAACGCAGTCAAGTCGAAGGTGTGCGCCTGTGCGGTGCCACAAGATTGACAGGACACTTGGACTTTATAGTCTGCGCCATAGCCTGACACTCTTGCTGCGACTAGGAGGGCGTTTTTGTCTCCGATGAGCAAGTCGTCTGGATTGATGTTCTTATCAACAATGAGGTTGGATACAAGTCTGTCTATTGCAAGTCCGTTCTTGAGTAGCGCTTGAGAGGTTAAGATATCCTCGTCTTTGGCTGTCATATAGCGGAGTTCGATAGTCTCTTGGTTGTGGAGCGGATGATCTGCTGAATAGAACTGTCCTCGGGAAGGAAGCTCTACGAACTCTGTGGGCGTCACGTAGGACAACCCTGTGGTTTGAGTTGGAGCAGCTTTGACTGCTTGTGCTGGCGCAGGGGAAGATGCCTTCTTGCGTCCTGTATTTCTCGACATTTACACCTCTAATGTATTTGTTTGTATTATGTCTTTATAGTATAACATGTTTGAATGAATGTTTCAAGCGTTATTTATTATATTGGATTATGTGGATTAGCCAGCGGCTACATACGGACCAACGTGGTATTGCGCCCAATCGTATTGGAGAGTCAACGTGATGTCTATCATATCCTCGCTGTCATATGAATGGTCTCCGAAATTTACTTCCGTAATGAAGGCATTTTGAAGCTTCCATGATCCGACGTCTTTGGTAGTTCCGTCATCATTAGTCCCTTTTTCATCAATGCGGAAAGTGGAAAACGCATCAGTTGCAGTCTTCTTTGTAATAGTCGTACTAATTGCCTCTCCGAGAGAAGTTGGATTTTGGTATCCGATTGTTGACAAGTGCCTGTAAAGCAAGTCCGAGGCGTTTGGTTGTAGAGCATCTACTAAAGTCAAGGTAATAGTACCCCACTCGACACGACCTGGATAATGAAAAGTATGGTTGAAAAACTTGTGAGGGTTTGAAGTCACAGTGTATGATGGGCGGCTTACCGCCTTTGCGAGAAACTGAACGTCCTGATTCCCAAGTGACAAGGTTACAAGGAACCGAAATTGTCTCTTCGGCTCAAGAGCAGAGTTATTCCAAAAGTTTGCTGACATTATTTGTTTCTCCTATTGATATAAATAGTCATTAGTTTAGTTTAGTCCTCGAATCCTGCACCTGTGCTTGAGATAACAAAGTCAAGTGCTATGAACTCAATTGAGCGTGCTGGTTTGAGGAATATCTTGGCATACATGACATTTCTATCAACCAAGTCGGCAGTTGTTGTTGTTTCGTCAAGAACAATCTTGAAGTCTGATAGTCCAAGTCTTGCCTGAACACTTCTCAAGAATGGCTCTGCTTCTCCTAGAAAACGAGCCCAAGTTGCTGAAACGTTTTGATCGAAGAGTACGGTTGCTGCCATGCGAGAGATTTCTTTCTTCACGTAAATCATTAGACGACGAACGTTGATTCTATCGAGAGCGGAAGGAGTCACTTGAAGCGTCTTCTGTCCGAAGATTACGATTCCCTCTGATGGGAATGAAGCAATCGGGTTAATGTTTGCTTCATATAAGTCGTCTCTGTTTCTAGAAGTCAATCTCTCGCGAGTCTGAATAACTGGAACGCCTGCCGAACCTTCTGTCAATCCACCTCGGGTGAATCCAGCGGGAGCAAACCATAGTTCGCTTTTACGCTGTGAACTTGAGAATGTTCCAAGAGCAACGATTGAAGGCGGTGCCCAAAGTATAGCGTCATTTACAGTATCTTTGATTTGAACCCAAGGATAGTATGCGCAACCATAAGATGAGTTCATTGCTCTGGCTTTCATATTTGATAGCGCAGTGGCAACGGAACCGTTACTTGGAGTAATCGTCTCCTGTGCCGTTTCATATCCAGAACTCAAGTCGATGATTGCAAGAGCGTCTCCTCTTGATTCGCACACATTTACCATGTGCGAAGTCAATGATTCGTTCATAACACCTGGCGCTGCCATTAAGTTGTATTCTACAACTTCTGGATCGCTTACTGTGTTTATGGCTCTCTGGACACTGTAGTATTCGTACTGCCCACTTACAAGTGATGGTGTAGCGAATGGACTTCTGACTGTTATGTCGATTCCGTCGTAACCTCCATAAAGAGGAACGGTGAATCGGTTGTAGCCTGCGTCCAAGATGCCAGCGGAAGAACCTGATGTGAGAGAGTCGCCTGCCAAGCAAGAACCAGATTCCCAGTATGCCGAACCTTCCCTGGCTCCTGCCTTGACATCATCAAGGGAGAACATGTAAGAATATTCTGTGTCTGTTCCCGTTGCCGTGAATGAATGTCCTGGTAGGATTCTGAGCAAATCTCCGTAACCTTCATTGTAGTTATTATTTCCTGCTTGAGATGTGTCAATACCGAAGTATGCGTTTTTCTGATCTGGAATGTCACCGTCTGAAGCGCTGTGTCTTAGAGGGATTGATGGGTAGACTGCTGAACCTGTGAAAGGAACAGAGCCAGTTGCGAGCCACTCTGTTGCGGGTGCTACGGAGAGTGGATTTGGAATCGATCCTGATCCTCCAACCCATCTGGTTGTGACATTCGATGGAGCAGAGCCGCTTGAAACCCAACCGCTCATGCGAACTGGACCGAATGAACCGAAAGGCATGTCATCAGATACGAGATTTGAACCCATCTCTACTCTGACGAACTTTGATGCATTTAGGTAGTCACCCTTTACGGTGTGAGAGTTAGTCACATCGCTCCATTCAAGGTATTGATCTCCAATAACTCTTCCGATATACTTTGGAGAATTCTCGTTCAAATTCATTGCGCTATATTGCTCAATAACTACGGGAGAGCTATCGCTATCGTTTGCAGAGCGGATTTGGACACTAAATGTTGCCCATTCTCCGTCTGATCTTGGAGCCTTAATATCAGTTATTGATATCTTCAAACTCTTCATCTCTTGCTCTCCAGCGTCCAATGTGTGGAACTTGAAGAGTTTCTTCATATTTTCGGCATCATATAGAGCGAAAGCGCCCTTGTTCTGTCCGATAATCCAAGGCGTTTGAGCAGCTTGGAACCCCTGTTCGAAGTCGGCAGCAGAAGCAGCACTCTTGTCTAGTCCCATAATAGTGGCTACAGAGTTGCTCAGGTTAGTAACTGTGTCTGCAAGGTGTCGTTCGTATGTTGCGCCTAACCAGTATTTCTCTTGATTTGCAGTTGGAGTTGTAGTAGCATCAGTCAATGTTGGATCTACGTTGAACACCTTTCTGATGTATTTTGCAGAAGACGGAGTAAAGTTGAAAGATGTCTCTTTAACTTTAGCTCCCGTGGAGTCCTTGATGACTGCTTTATATTCTCCACCATTGTCATTTATAAGTCCTGCTGCACCTGAGACAACAGATCCAGCGTCTCGAAGTGTTCCACTTAGCTCGATAGAGCCTTCTGTAAGATACCAAGTGGCGGCTAAAGCGCCATCAACCTGAGTTGCAGCGGAGGCTGAGTTGAATATGAATAGTCCGTATGCTCCGCCGTTAGTTGATGCGACGTTTGTGTTCTCTGAAGTTGTTTTCCAACCAGCTTTGCCAGCATCGGTAGCGTCAGCATGTTGCGCTCCGAGGAGTCTTACAACAGTTAATGCGTTTGAGTTACGAAGATATGCTTGCGCAGCGTATGAAGCGTAAGTTGGTGCGCCTTGGCTACCATCCCTCCACACATCGACACCAGTAGCGCCTGGACTTGGGTTTCCGAAAACCTCAACGAACTCTGAGAATGAGTTTACTTTCACGGGACGCATTGCAGGTCCTCTTGCGGTTTGTCCAATAACTACTGGACCTATCTCCGCTCCGATTTTTGGCAATTGTGAGTTGTCAACTTCGTTAATGAAGATACCTGGTGAAATGAATTTGAATGATTTAACTGGCATTATGTGTTATCTCCTTGCAGCAATATGACATAATCTTCGAAATAAGTATTTATATTCGTATTATCGTAAGTAAATAGTTGATGAAAAACCTAAACGCATAAATAAATAGAGACTACTCTCTATAAAATGGAACATTACCACTGAGGTGAATATTCTCGTTTATGTCTCCGAATATAACTCTTTCTCTCGGCATCTTTATTTCCACTGCATTTTCTCTGCGAACTATCTTTGGTTGTTCGTCGTTTTTACCTGCTCCCATTACGTATCCGATGACTCTGAACGATATTTCTGCCTTATAGCCTCGTTCGTCCTCTCCAAGGGAGGAGCCGTTGTTTTCGATTGAATAATCGGATTCAACGAAGACTTCGAATTTGTGTCCGTCTTTTTGAGCGACGAAGTAGTTTATACCACCTGGAGCCGTCATAAACGGGGTTAGTATCTCATTCATTTGCTGTTGATACTCTGTTTTGACTGTTAGTTTGTAAGTCGCTTCGAGATAAACTGGAATGGGCATTGTGAGAGTTTCGTATACTACTTTTTTGTTTTCTTTTCTCGGGTATGTCTCTTGTCCGTTGCCGACGTTGAGGACGACTCTCTTCGAGTCAGCGTTGGCGAAGTTGGCGGTTTTGTCTTGTTTTATTACTCTGCCAACGGTTATGGAACCGCCTTGCACATCGTTGATGTTTGAGATGGGAGCATAGACTGAACCTCTCTTTGAGACGTCTTTCGTCAATGATACTCTCTCTACCGTCATTAGTGGATAAATGAGGACGCCATTGTTGTCTCTCAACTCTCTGTCGTGCTTTATCTGGTATGCTCTTTCGGCACCTGCCCAATAGAACGGCACTTTCTTCCAGCCCTTGTTGGTGGTACAAGAGATGTCCAGCGTATCGTCGATATAGTCGAAGAGCGCCCTGTCGATAGTCTCGATAGTTGAGGGCTGGAACGGCACTTCTCCCAGTTTTACATCAGTTGGCATCGAATAGTCCCTCTCTAGATAGTGTACACATCGCTGTTATCTCGAACTTGTGATCTATTTGTCCGAATAGTTCTCTTGGTTGAGAGAGCGTTGAGATTTCATAATGCAGTCCACCGTAGAGAACAAAGTCTCCTTCGCGGACAAACAAGTCCTGATCTTCGGTTAGTCTGCGTTTGTGGAAGTTGACGGTTATCTTGCTTGACTTATCAAGCCCGCTTGCGTCGTCTGCTTTTGTTTGAATGCTTTCGAAAGCAACGAGTGCGTAGACACGAACTGGTGGAAGAAATGATTTCTCTATTGCCTCTCCATAGATGTCGCTGTACTGCGTTATGTTTCTGTCTATTGGGTAGTAGACTACTTGTTGTCCGACGACTCTTTCTATGAGTTCGTCGTTCACTTGTTTAACTAAGTTTCTTTCCTTCTCTCCGACAAATAATGGGGGAGGAGGTGCGTCTGGTTGACTCCATTTATTATCATCTGACATTATTTATCCCCTATCCAACGAAGACACCTGGTGGAACTCTCTTAGTTATAGTCTCAACTGAATCTGCGATAGAGGCGTCCTTCTCGGCAAGCACTTGATAAGTCAATTGATCTAAGACTTCTTTCAGTTCGTCTCTTAGTTTTGTTTGCGTCTCTCTACCCTCGGAGATAAGTGCACCTCCATTGAGCGTTACCGATTCGCCTGGAATTGGGATAGTGGCGAACTTGGATCGTGTCTGCCCAAGCGTCTCTTTACATAGGGCGAGCGCAAAGCGGCGTATCCATTGTTTACCGATGGAGTTTACATTTGCATATGGAATGTTGGCGAACGGCAGTGTGTTCATATTGTTGATACCGTCAACTCCTGATGCCGCTCCTGCCTCTGCGTTTGTTTCGTTCCAAGCATCGCGAACTATGCGAAAGTCAAACCAATAATAAGATGGCGTAACTGAACCTGGCGATGTGGGTTGTGGAAATAGCCTCAACTTGTTGTGATGCAGTTCGAACGAATAGTGTGAGTTTCTGGTATAAATGGAGTCTTCAAACGCCATTGCCTGTGCCTTGTTCTGCCAGACTGGTATAAGTTGGAAAGTTGAGTCGTCAGCGTACTGTCCGTAGTTAGAAAGATTTCCGACAGTGTTGAGTCCGCCGTAATATCCAAAGAAGCGCCACATCGCCGCTGGCGTCTTGTAGTATACCTTCTCGATGACTATCTTGTTGCCGTTTATCATTCCAGCGTAAGGAACTGCGTTTCCTGATGCTGGATCAGTGTTCGTGTCCGACGATGACGAGAGGATGGAATATAAGTCGTATTCCTGTTGTCCCGCGACACCTGCGAATGATGCGGAATAAATGTTATACGAGGCACCCATAGCTGCCTGTCCTGAGAAACCTTCCGTTACCTTTTGATTGTAGGCGAATGTAGTCTTGGGATATTTTAGAGCGACATCTGTATCGCCTGTCTTTACTTCACCATCGTGATCGAACGTACCTGTTGACATGCCCAATACGTCTGATAGGATGTTTTTTGATTGATGCATGTTGACGATGTAGGAGTATTCTAATACCGCTTCTTCGTAGGCTGCGTAGACACTGCCTGTCGTCAACTCAATATCCAAGATGTCGCCGCCGAGCTTTTGATAGGTGTATGCTACTTGATCCGATGCTCCCGACAAGAAGTCGGATGAACCTGTGTAGACACCAATGGGACAGTTTGATGCGACTAATGCCGTAGAACCCGTTGAAGGGAGCGTTATTGCGCTAGTCGTTGATACTGGTGTGAGTGTTGGTATTGCCATGTTCTATATATCTCCTCTCCATAAATAGTCTACAATATTGACTAACGCAAATAAAAAAAACGCCCCCGACTCAGTGAAGAGAAGGGGGCGAGTTTAATGTTACGAGTTATCTCTTAGAGATCACGAACGATAACGAGTCCATACATATCTGGACGAACCATCTTCTTACCGTAACGAGTCATCACGCCCTTGCGAGGCACGAA